GCGCTGCCTCCGGTTCAATGCCGGAAATCTCATCGAGCGCAAAGGGCAGAGAGTGCATGGCGAACAGCGCGTTGAGCCGGGCGCGAGGGGTAGCGCCTTCGTCCTTGACGCCGGACATATAGCACTTGCGCGGGTTGCCCCAGAAGGCCATGCCGGCGAACAGCAGGCCGGTCTTGCCGCCGCCAGTCTCGCCGGTAGCATTGATGGTCACGCCGTAATAATTATCAAGCATATGCAGGAGTGGCGAAGCCAGCGCGCAGAGGATGTAGAACTGCTCGCGCGGCTCGTTGCGTCGCGTGAAGTGGCGCATCGCCTCAACCTGCAACTCAAGCGTACCAGAGCGCTTGAGGCTGAACACGTCCAGCAGATCAGACGCGCCGCCCGACGTTTGGACAGGCTCAGTCTTGCCGCCCTTGATAAGTTTGTGGTCGCCGATGATAAAGCCTTTGTTCTCGTCAACCCAGCCGTAGTGCAGATGTTTCGTTTCAGGTTTGCAGTCACGTTGCAGGCGTTTGATGTAAGCGCTCATGAAGGATTGCACCATCTTGAAGTAACTGAGGTCGATGTAGACACCATGCCGGTTGAGGACGTTCAGCAGCTCTCGTTGGTCGCTGATCGTTTCCGAAGGAATGACGAATGTCTTCGGGTCCTCATGCGGGATATGAACGCACCAGATATGCTGGTCGCCGTTGCCAGAGTAGTTGATCTGCCGGCTGATCGGAAACAGCAGATAGTCAAGGAACTGAATAACGATCTCCCGGCCTTCCTTCTCGGTCAAGAAGCCGACGCCGATGGGAGTAGAGGACTTGTCGTCACTCTTGGTGACCCATTGGTAGCCCGGCGGCAGCGGCGGCGGCGTGAACGTATATTGCTGCGTCGCCGAAATCTGTACGGTCGGCTTCGGAAGGTCGGCCGGCGATAGTACCTTTGGTGTGTAGGGCGTATTGATCGGACTGATCGTCCGGTTCAAAAAGGCGCAGTCGTCGCACAGGTCGTTGCCAGAAGCCGCAGCCATGACGGCGCAGGTGGTTGGGCCGATGTCGTTGGCTTCCTGCTCGTCCAGTTTCTTATCGACTTCGGCTTCGTCGTAGTCATCGTAATTAAGCATTGACAGACGATGCGCTTGTTCTCTACCATCCGAACAGCGACGGATCAGACCAAGGGCTTTGTGCCAATGCGTGTAGTCAAGATCACCACCATTGTTTTCGATAAACTGAAGCTGGGGGCAACAGGCAAGTACCTGCGCATACTCGGGAACGCGCCCTTGGAACTCCGTGGGGCCGGTCAGGTTACCGCCACCTTCGGCCGCCGGGGTACTCTTCCCTATCACGCGTTGCGCACTGTCGGAGGAAATGCCAGCGGCCTCGCAGGCGTCGATCAGGATGTACCATAGCTCGTCGGGATCAATAGGCTGTCCGACGTGCTTGACCGATACTTTCTTGGGGTTCTTTTTGTCCTTGAAGTTCATCGTACCGGGAACGCGCAGCACGCTGCATTGATCACGGATGCGGTTCGGATCGGCCTTGAAGTTGTGGAACATGACCAGACGGAAAAACAGGTTGGCGTAGTGCAGCCATTTGCCGACCGTCATGTCCTTGGTGAACGCCCAATAGCAATGCACGCCATTGCCGCTGGAGGTCATGGTCGGCAGCGGCAGGTTGATCGTCTCACAGAAGTCAACCAGCGCCTCGACGGCAGCCTTCTGGCTGGGGAACTTCTTGGACGGCTTGTCCGTGCCGACGTCCAGATCGGCGAACAGGCAGCGCGCGAAGCCGATGTTCTCTTGCGTGCGCGCCTTCTTTTTCAGCGACTGCTTCAAGGTGTTGACGGCGAAGTAGACGTCATGTGACGGTTTCAGCAGATCGACTTGAGTAACTGCGTCGCCGATGTCGTCGTATATGAAGTGCTTGTAGGCGCTCTTTTTCTCGCCAGTTTCTTCGTCGATCCAGTTCGTTGGGATCGCAACGCAGTAGTGTCCACGGCTAGGCCAGTGGGCCTCCAAGAATGATTGGGCGTCCATTGGGGAGCTTTCGCTTAGTTGCTGCGCAGGTAGTCCGTCAAGTGGTCGATCACAGAACCGAAGCTCGGACTGAAATCGTTGAAGACTACCTGCTGGCAAGCAACAAGGTCATTCTCGGACGCATGGGTGGCCGCGTCATGCAACTCGCGGGAGACGACTGCCGACTTGATGCGAACAACGTAGCCGCCATACTCGTGGATTAGCTGGCTCTCGTTGGCGAAGCGCACGTCGTCACAGACGATCTTATCATGGCCGGCCTCAATAAGCTTCACCATGGCGTTGCACCACTGTTCAGTCCAGAACTCGCGGCCCATCGTCATCCGCCCCCATTCGGTTCCAAGGGTCTGCATGGCGAAGCGCGGGGTCTGACCGCATAGCAGGTTGCAGGGGACATCCTTGAGGCTACCCTCGATATGGTCGTCGGTCAGCCCCAGTGTGCGCAGCATGTTCTTGAGGGGGTCGGAGAGTTTGAGCAGCGTGTACCCGTGGTACTTAATCAAGCGTTGCGCAGCGTAGCCTTTGCCGCAGCCGGCCTTTCCAGTGAAGCCTATCAACATCGGGCAACGTCCTATAGTAACTTTAATTTGCGAAGCGCCCCGCACGTTGGCGGGGCGCAGAGTATAGCAGCGTTCAAGCCGAAGTAAAGGCGACTTAATCGTCGTCTTCGGTGTTCCACTTACCCATCAGGCCCGCCATTGCACCGGAGACAGGCTTGGCGGTTTGCTTGGGCGCGGTGGTCTCGGCGGGCTTCTTCTTGCCGGGGGTCGGCAGTTCTGGACCGCCGCCGTCGTCGTCCTCGGCCGCCGCAGCCTTCTTCTTCTTGGCTGCCTGCGCTGCCTCGACTTCCGCCTTCTTGGCCTTCGGCGTCGTCGTCAGTTCAATGTCGTCGTCCGTGAACGGCTTGGACTGCGGAGCGTCGTCATCATCGACCACGACTTTCTTCTTCGGCTTGACCGGCTGATCATCGTCGTCATCATCGACCACGACTTTCTTCTTCGGCTTGACCGGCTGATCATCATCATCGGCCGGCGGCGGTGGGCGCTTGCTGACCTTGGGCAACGTAGCGCCTTCGTCATCGTTGGCGGCGGCCTTCGGCTTCGGCGTGGCGGTCTTCGGCTTGGCGTCGGGAGCCTCCAGCTTCTTGGTGTCAGGCAAGCTGTCGCCCCAGTCGGCCGACAGCAGGCCCTTGACTTCATCGCCAGCGGCGCGGACCAAGATACCCTCAATCACTCCCTCATCCACCCAGCCGCCCCACTGGAAGATCAGCTTGGGGAACTTCTTGTTCGGATCGAACTTGATCTTGGTGATGACGAAGGCGGTATTGGTCACGCCGCGCGTGCGCAGCATGTCCGTGTAGTTCTTGAAGGCATACCAGTCCTCGGCCTCCAGTTCGGGCGACCGGCCGTCGAAGTCGGACGTGATCGACAGCTTCAGGCGCAGAGCCGTGAAGTCGGGCTTGTTGTGCGGGATCAGCGCCACCATGCGGTGTTCGCCGCAGGCCGTCGTCGCCGCGCCCAGCTCGTTGACCTTGGAGCCCTTGACCGCGAGCGGGCAGTTGCCGCACTTGGTAACGACCTCGCCGGTTTCCTCGTTGGTCGGATGCGTGGCGTGGGGATCGGGAAGGATGCCGTCCTCGGACCAGCATTCCGGCTTGCCGGGCTTCTTTTCATCGTAGGGGCCACTGTAGTAAGTGCGACCGCGACGCTTGGCGTAGTCCAAGATGATGCCGCGAAACATCGGCATATCGACCAGATCGCCCTCACTGTCACGCTTCTGGAGCCGGGTCGTCTCGCCATTCAGCGTGATGGCCCAAGCGCCCTTGCCAGCGGTGGCGAGCGTCGGGACCGAGATGCGTTCCTCGATATTGGAGGGAGCCTCGGCCATACGCTTCTGAAGGTGCGCGGGGATCGCCGCGCCGTTGAACAACAATACTTCTTTTGCCATTGCAATGCTCTCAGGTGTTGGGTTGACGGATGCAGATTTCGCGTTCGCGCAGGACGCTCACGCCGGGCGGAAGGTTGGGTAAAGCGTTGCCTTCCTCGTCTTTATCGTTCGCGTGTTCCTCCATATATTTGGAAATGAAAGTAACTTTGATGCGCTTCTGCAACGCTTCAAATGTGTCGTTCTCGACAATCCACTTGTAGAAGGCGGCCCAGTCATCGCCACGTGGCGTGATCTTGTCCTGCCAGTAGAACTGGCCCTTGGCGGTTGTTGCGGTCTTCTGCTTGGTATGGTTGA